GGTTAAATATATTCCTATTCTCTTTGTTACGTTTTTGTCGTTGAGTTACATAACCAGGACGTCGTTGAGATAAAAAACCACCTTTCCCGGATTTCGGTTTATTCCCTGAAGATGTCGAAGTTGTATTTGAAGATTTTGTATTTGAAGAATTTGTACTTTGTGAAGAATTCGGAGAACCAATATTTATGCTTGAAAATTGGGTTGCCAACTTGGACATATTATTTTTGTTTGTCATTTATTAAGATATCTATATATTAATAAATGATAAAAGTAAAAAATGAATATAAGTACAAAAAAAAATTATGGAATCTTTACAATCTATTCTAAAATACCAAACTCCATGATACGCAAATGCGTGGTCTCGGTTTCATTCCAACCAGTGCTGTAATTGCTAGAAGGGATAACGGTCATTGTCGATATGTTCTCGGGTTCATCACCATATATGGCGAATAAGCGTGGAATCGACCATTTTTGATTGGTGAACGTGATGTCAGTGAATCCTTTTGCACTTAAGATATTGTTAGATTCAACAGTTATTTCAATGTATTTTGTCCATTCACCTGTGAAGTTAACCTTTTCATTGATTTTCGTGTACACTTGATTGTTATTGGTGCTTGTATTTACATCAAAGTGAAGTACGAATCCATTCGTGAAAATATTTAGACCATTGTTACCAATAAATATGTTACCCGAACCTTGAGGGTATTTCAAATAAGTACCACTTGTGTCCGGTACATTAGGGAAAGCAACGCTGTACCTGTATTTAGTACCAACAATACTTCCATTGATTAACGAGTTTATTTGAACACCGTAAGCGGAACTTTGACCACCCCATCCTCCCACTTTATCTTGCGAATACATATTTACGATTGTCGAATCATTGTTTAACGCATGGGTTCCAAACAAATTGTTACCGTTGTTATCTGTAGACACACCTTCTATGACTAATGATTTGTATTGTAAATTTTCAACGGGCTCAATAACATTTTGAGACGCAGTTGTTGTCGATTTAGGATACTTCACATACACCCCCCCGCCTTGATCTTTTTGTGTTGCTGTAATCTTACCAGAATTTTTTACACGTAAAGACATGTTATATAATTACACCCTATAAAATTTTTTTAACTTTACACTTTTTCAAAATTAAATATATAGATTAATATTATTATGAAATATACAATACTACTTTTTGTGTACTTAATAAACGCATTTGTATACTATTTTAAATACAAACCGACACCGAGAAAAACCACTATCGTAGAAAAAAAAGAATGCACCTATTATGATTGGGAACCAATGGGTTCTTGTGAAGTCGCACAAGGAGAAACATGCACTTCCGGTAATGGTGTTCAACAATATACGAAAAAAGTACGTACGCAATCAACTGGTAATCTCCCTAGATGTAAAACGCAAGCCAAAACCGAACCATGTGTGGACTTTTCACAATGCGCATTGGTACAAAATTGGGAAAATATTGACAAGGATATTGTTTATCCAAACTCATTAATGAGTTATATTAGCTCAAAAGAACACGAAAGCATTCCGTCCAATAACATAAACACATGCACCTATCATTGTGAACAAGAGGGTGCAAATATGGCCATGATCAGTGATACACGAATCTTTTCCGAGAATCTAGAAAAAGCTTCAGTCAATGAGGACGAAACATGTACATGTTGGACATTGGCGGGTGACATAAACACTGTTTTGAAACTGGACGACAGTCCAGAATACGTGTACGACGAAGACAATAATACATATATCAAGAAATCGACAAAAGATGTGATAGAAGAGCGGATGATAAAGAGTATCTCTGTCAAGAAATAATTATGAATCGCGCCATCTTTCCGTACACGAAACAAACTCGATTTCCGGCTTCAACGGAAGCCCATATGTTCTACGTAATTTATTTTCCTCTTCACGCAATTCTTTTTGTCCATAAATCGGTATCTTGTGATCATGTGGGAGTTCCATCTCGTCCAAGTACTTGATACGTTGCTTGTCCACTTGCGCGTCACACATCTCTTCCACATATTTAATACTCTTGTATTTGTTCAGAATTTCTTGTTCTGGAACGAGTCCTCGTTGGGTTTGACGGTACAACATTTCGTTAAACGCTGTTAAAGTCATGTCATCCACATCATCAAATTTCGTGTTGAACTTCTGTTCAAGATTTTTTCGTATCTTTCTGAATCCAGCTTTGTCGCTTTCGTATTCCCATTTATTCTGATGGGTTCGAAACTCAATCAAATTACTTTTTAAATTCGTTTTTCGAACGGTTTGATTCTCCGGATGATCAGCGTTGAAATGGGACAAATCCACCGTGTCTCTGTAGCATTTGCGGATATTGTTAAGTCGAGGGTCTATCATCACCTGACTCGTTAAATGATCCAAATTCTCTCGCCCGAAACTCGTGTACGTGATGTTCGTCAAATTGTTATTTACCGTCAAATTGTTGTTCACAGTGGAATTGTTCACGTAATAGTTGTTTACGATTTGTGTCCCGATATTGGACGAACTTGGTTGATCCGGAGCGGGTTCCACTTTGATCTCCATATTGACCGGATTAAGCTTACATATCTTTTGATGTCTCGAATGATTCGGTTGAGAGTTGAAAAATTTCTTACAATATATACATGTGTTTTTAGGAACACCCTTGCATATTAATGTATGTCGGTTGTATTTATTACATGTTAATATTTTTTGACAAGCATTACATCTAACATACTTAATATCAATAACACTGTACATATCCTCTGATGTGTTGTTATTTTGAGAATGTATATTATTTTGGATAACGGGGCTATGATTTTGGACACCCATGATATGATTCTGGTTACATAAGATATCATTATGGTCAGTAGAGATATGATTTTGAGGACGATCGTTATGTTTTTGGCCACATTTTATCTTTTTATTCAGGTGTCGAACATAATTGCATTTGATGTTTGTGTTATATCCACACTGGTTACAAGTGTACATAATATAGGTATACAAAATAATTTATCTCTAAATGGATTTATCGCTTATCGCTTATCGATGATAAGGGGGGGGGATCTCCGGATCCGCCAAAAAAAAAGTGTGCGTGCTCGGCGACAAATATTTTTTTTGGTGAATTTTATAATCCGGTTAAAAAACAGTTTATTTTTTCATTTCACCTTTTTCATGTAATTCATCGGATTAAGCTTACATATATATTGGTGTTTATATTTGGCTGTATTAGATACGCAATGTTTAAAACAATATTTACATTTATCTAATGGAACTCCTTTACAAGATTTCTCGTGTCTGGAAAATTTACATTTGAGTAACACGATTTCGCAGTTCAAACATTTTACTCGTTTTTCGTCTATTTTACACCATTTTGAATTCATTTCGATATTGCTATCAATAACATCATATCCAAGATCGTTATCGTTCACTTGTGTTTTTTCTTCGACCTCGTTATGTTCAATAACGCACTGTGTACCGATATCGTTACACGAAGTGATGTCACATTGGATACCGGTGGATTTTGTTTCCATTTCGCTCACACATTTAAGTTTTCCATATCCAATAATAGGAGACGATTTCGTATAATTTAAACACCAATGTAGATAATCGTAATGATGACTTGCGTCGTAAAACTCCAATTCCACGTGGTGTGCGCGAAAATGTTTTTTGAATTTAGCTTCCATTTCTTTTGGTTCTGAATCCAAAAACTGATACACGATGATATTTTGACCACATCCGGTGGCATATCTAGAGATTATTTGTTGAATATTGACTGTACTCATGTAACCAATTTTCAAAAGAGTTTTCGAATCGTTCGCGCTTTGTTTAGCATCGTACATGAAATAGAAGGACATGTCCAATAACACCAATGCAATTGAATCCCTTAATATCAGTTTATTTTAATTCCACACCATAATTTATGGCACAATACATTTCAATTGATCGGATTCGTCGACGACGAGTGTAATGGACTTGTTGTGGCAGTTTCAAACACGCCGCCATCCGAAGGTCACGGTGTAGTTCCAGATAAATGTCGTGAATGGTTTCAAGACTCAATTTTGTTTTTGGTAAGATATACGTTTCCCGATCCCAAATGAACGGTTCGAGAATTACATCGTTGTCATGTTCAAAGACATGTAAATCCGAAATATCTTGTCGGCATAAAGGACAAGTAAAGTCTCTAATCTTACACAGACATGCCGTATGAAAGGTGTGGCCACACTTGGTCATGACGGAGTTGTTCTGGTTCATAGCGTCCAAGCAGATGCAGCATTGAGAATCCATAGTTCCAAACCAATGATTGGTATACTCTATGCGCAGACATTCTTTAGGTTGAAATATTCGTCAGTATCGGAAACTTGAGGACACCGGTTTCAGCGGTTATCAACTTACTGAGCTCGAAATTGATTCTGTTTTTTTCAATAAAGAATTCCATATCGGGTTTGAAATTCCATTCAGTGAATATGTTGGAACATCCTGGACTCTTATGACACATCTTTAAATATTTTCGTTTGTTGTTGATTTCGATATCGAGCTCTTCCAATGTCAACAACCCTTGGTGCGTCATCATAATGAATGCCCACTGTTGAAACCGAAGTAATTCGATAGGATTTTGTTTCAGTTTTTCATAAATTTTGTCTTTGAAAATATTTGTTCGACACAAAGGGCACGTTTTGTGTGCATTTAGTTTCGAGTTTTCCCATTTTCGCAAGCAAGCTTTATGAAAAACATGGTCACAAGGAGTGGTCACCGATTGCCTTTTCGATGTAATATCTGTCATACATATGGAGCATTCTTGTATCGACGAAACCTTTTTGTAATGCAAATTACAATAATGTTGATTGTTAAACGTTTTTCGAGCTTTATATGAACATTTCGAATTGTTGCTCTTAATGGCTTGACAAATACAATCCATGATACTTTAATTACAATTACAAAAGAGCTTTAAGTAATAAATAATATTTTTTTAATAACAATTAAAAAAATGGAATACAAAAATGAATTATACTCCGATCGAAACGTTACGACGGAAACTAAATACAATGACAATCAAATATAATGAGTGTAAAAAGGAGTTGAGTGCACTACGCCGCGAAATGAAAGCGATGCAAACCAGTACGAACAATACGTTAAACGAATTCAGAAAGGCGGTCGGAAGTAGTATCAATCACAAGAATAAAAAACGACGACTCAACAGGGCGAACACGCCACCAAATTTTTGGAATCTGAATTTTTAATGTTCCAAACTGTAAAAGTGATCCATGTAACTACAATACGTCTTTTTTGTGAAATCTTTACCCTTATTAAAGTTTACGACATTGATTATATCGTAATTTAATACGGTGTTCTTATATATGTCGTAAAACTTCATAAAATTATAAAAATACATCACAAGAGGGTCTTCGCGCAAAGAGACATCTATTTTTCGTTTGTTTTTAACCTTCGTCGCCCAATGATTGAACAAGTGCTTATAGACATCGTTCATATCGTACAACACATTATTGTTCAATTTGCCCATCATGAGCTCAATTTCTATGTTTTTGATATATTTTCGCTTTTGATACATAGCCGAAAGCTTGGTCCACAACAGTCCGAACACGGGTTTTTTCGTTCCTTTGATAATTTTTCCGAAAATGGTAGCAAATAAACCGTAGGTTTCGGTCGCACACATACCGGTGTGATTGAACAATAATTTATGAAGAATGTCCGCCATTGACATCGATTCTGCCATAGCCAATTGTTCTTGTCTTGTGTTTTTGAAATTGATATAATTCTCTTGGAACAAAATGGGAATCGTACCGGTGTCCACTAAAAACGCGTTTAGTTTTTGCTTTATGTTCGTGTTTTGATCGATGATGATATCGAACGCTTTGTAAATATCAACATCTCGATCCCTGTTCGAGGTAAACTCTGGATCACACGAAAGCATATGCAACGTGTTTATAATGCACCGCGGTTCGCAATTTTCGTTTCGAATGATCGTTTTCAAATTTTCGCGTTCAATGTCCGAAACTGTGATGTTCTCTTTTTCCAAAATAGTATAGCAACGTTGCAACAGGTCGTCGAACGACGGGTAATGAATTTCTACACAACAACACGCGTTACACAAAGAGGACATTTTATTGATGTATAACGAGTTTGCAATAAACACGATTCTTATAGTCGTCGTTGAAATCAAATTCACTAAATCGCTGATAGTGATATTGTCACTTCGCTGCAAACACGTTTCCAAATCGTCTATGATGAAAATTCCATCTTGTTTGTACGACTTTATAGAATTGTGGATTTCGAATATTTCTTTCTTTCGTTTGTTGATGGAGGTTTCGTTAAAAACGTTCAGATTATATTTTTTACAAAAGAGTTCGATCAATGAACTTTTTCCGCACCCCGACTTACCATACACAAACAAACCACCCTCGTCATTGGAACGAAACCATGCATTGATTGTTTCCAGTTCCGCCTCGTTTCCCAAAAAATCGTTCATTACTTTCGGTGTATATTTTTGAGAAAGCAATCGATTCGTGTCATCATCGGTAATACGATTTACCTTAACATCAAAAAAATTAGTGATGTCCATATACTTATTATTTCCACAAAATATTTTAAATGACTTCAATGGAATAGTAATTTACGAATCTTTTTTTGTTGAATTTAACTTTTTCTCTACATATAGGACATGTGGGTGTGTCATCGAAAGTGGTGATAAACCATTGTTCAAGACAATCCACACAAAAGTCATGTTTACATTTCTTTAACCGGACTAGTTGTTTTGTTTCTAGGCAAATTGGACACTCGCTAATTGTGATGAAGCGGTACGAACTTTTTATTGGACAACATAGTTTAAATAGATAGTACAACATGTTACTTACTATAATTACACTTTTAATTAAGAGAGAACCGTTTAATATCTTGATCTGTGACGTCAATCAAGCAGCCGGTTTCGTCGTTTTTGGTAACGAGCAACTTTCCACGCGGAGGTTCATCGTAATTGAGTAAGTTCAAAGACCTTGAACTGAGTAAACATGGTTCGTGTTCATTATCCATGAACGCTATCACAATTAAACTTTCGTCGGGACACGCACCAACAATGGTGAATCGATTCGTGAAGAAAACGTCTTCGGGTTTGTTAAAGTCGACAAAGTCGATCGAGTTGTTGTCAATCAAAATACCTTTCATTTTTATTATTCACTCATTTTGTTTCTTTAAGCGAAAATATTCCGTGCTTTTTTACGATTGTCTCAATTATTGTGTTACTTGATTTTTCGTTGGCCAAATATTCCGGAATATTACGACAACCATACATTCCAAAGTAAGATTGTTGTAAATATTCGTGATTATTACAAACCAGTTTACCGTGTATAGCGTTGTTCTTACAAAAAACGAACGTGTCCTCCTTTTCGTCAAAGAACACACACGGATATTGTTGTATGTCCCGTTTTTCACGCAATTGTGCCTTGTTTATATGCGTTTTGCAGAAATCACAACCGGTTTTCGCACGTCTTGAACACGGCAGGCCGTTCGCAATAAAGGCTTTACACATGTTTTGGGATTCGGATTGTCCGTTTGCCAATCGTTTCATAATGGAAAACGCTTCCGCATCGGTCGAACATTTGTATTGTTTCAAGATGAAATTTTTAATCACATGTTGATATTTTTTATCCGTTTCCGATAGCATTAATGAACGACTTAAACGTCCTTAAGTGAAATAAATTAACGTATATTTTGTCTGTTTTTAAGATTGGTAATGTGCGTTCTCAACCTGTTCATGACCCTATGCCTGATTACAGGAGCATTGTTAAGAGCCTTTATCTGTTCTTCAAGCTTGATTTGTTGACGTGTTAATTTTTGTTTTTTTTTATCATTTATTCGAGTCATTTGACTAGTTCTTTTCTGTAAGTTTTTTAATTCGGTTTCATAACGTTTAAGTAATGTTGTTATTTTGGAAAATCCCTGTTGAGGACTTTTAATGGACACCCTGGTCACCATGTGTAGATTTTTAGGATACCTATCCGATTTTCTTTTTTCGTTCTTCAAAGTTCCAAATCCACGAGATTGTGATGCGCCCATCTATAATTTATAATAATATAATTTATAAAAATATATTATAATGTCGCAACTTACGTTTAGTGGTCAAACGACAAATCAGTCAGAACAGTTAAAAAACTTAAATCTAATCGGACAGTCTGTGTATATCGGTAAAAGTGCGGCACCCACCAACACGTCCGGATCGAATGCGATCATTATCGGAAACGAAGCCGGGAAGCAATCCGTTTCCGCCGAAGACAGTATTTTCATTGGGGTACGGTCGGGATTCAACTCCAGCGCTTCGGACCGTGATAACATCTTTATCGGTAAAGACACCGGACATTTCAATCGCTTGGGTACGTCGAACGTGTTTGTGGGAAACAACGCCGGAAAATTCAACAACAGCGGGAATAACAACATATTCATCGGTCAAAACAGTGGAAGAGACAACAACGAGGGGTTGAGTAACGTGTTTTTGGGTGCGGTTAGCGGTGCGCAAAATACCAGCGGCAGCGAAAACGTGTTTATTGGAAACGAATCCGGGTTTAAAAATTACGTGGGGGGATCCAACGTATTCGTTGGAAAGGGAAGCGGCAAAAACAACTACTTTGGTAACGATAACGTGTTTATCGGGAAAGACTCGGGTAAGGACAACAATCGAGGAAGCGGTAACGTGTTTGTGGGTTACCAATCTGGACTGGACAACTCCGTGGGAGACAACAACACGTTCATCGGGAAGGAGTGTGGTAAAAACAACAAGGAGGGAGACACGAACTGCTTTATCGGACATCTTACCGGTTCCAACAACACCAAAGGGTCAAATAACGTGATGCTCGGGCCATTAAGTGGTCAAAACAATATGTATGGCAATTCGAATATTTATATGGGTATTCGTTCGGGGATGAACAGTGTCGGTTCTCACAAAAATGTGTTCATTGGCGAACAATGCGGGATGAACAATCGCAAGGGGTTTAATAACGTGTACATAGGGGCGTCGTGTGGAGAAAATTCGGTGGCGTCTAAAAACAATATATTTATGGGATTCAGAAGCGGCTATAATAACAATTATGCCAACTCATCCTTCACAATAACAAACGCTATAGATATCAATAACATCGACCTGACCCATGTGTTGTCCAGTATGGAAACCATTGAAGATTTCGTACACGACTACGAGTTTACACTCGTGTATAACACTTTTATTGGCGAGGTATCCATGACAATACCTGCTGGAAAACCGTTGACATTAAAATATAATGTGGACTCACCGACTGCACACACCACATCCGTATACCAAAAACAACTCGAAAATAACGGATACGAGTTGGTGTAAATCATTCGGAAGGAATATGTATAAACGAAAGCGCGTTTTGAAGAGCATTTTCAATCATCAATGCATCATGCATGTACGCAAGTAGTTTGTCGTTTTGGATTTTGTATTCCATTTTGAGTTTCATGAGTTCGTCGTTTTTCGCATTGTTCTCAGTGTTCAGTTTTTCAATATGGTCCAAAAGTTCTTTGTGTTCAGCTCTTTGTTTTAGTTTCCTGGTTATAATATTTCCCATTGTTCTAATATATAATATACAAATATTTTTATAATTGGTCGTATTTTTTATTATTTGTATATTATATATGAACAAACACGCTGTCCTTTTCGGACTGAATTACTCGAGCGATCCGAGTGCAAAATTACGAGGGTGTGTAAACGACGTGATAAACACCGAAACGTTTTTGAAAGAAAATGGTTTTCAGCATATTGAGAGGTATACAGACGATATAAACGATCCCCATAAGGAAAAAACGACAGGTCGTGGAATTCTAGACACGCTTGATCGGTTGGCATGGAAAACATATACTCAAAAAATCGATTTTATATGGATACATTTTAGTGGTCATGGCACCTCCATAAGAGACACGTCACATGACGAACGAGACGGGTTTGACGAATGCTTTGTCCCTAGTGATTATAAACAGGTGGGTGTGATACGCGACGACACATTCAAAAAGATATTCAGGAAATTCAACGCACGGACACGGATTTTCTGTTTGTTCGATTGTTGTCATTCGGGCACTATTGGTGATTTGAAGTACCGCTATCTAAATACCGATGTCACGATGAATCGACTGAATCCTTTGATTACGAATTATTCGGCGCCCTGTAAAGCGAACATAGTGTTGATGTCCGGGTGCAGCGACGATCAAACTTCGGCTGACGCGTTCAATGTTCAGCATTTGGGTAAATTCACCGGTGCGATGACGTCTTGTTTGTTATTGGAAATGAAAAAATACAAAACGCTGGACGAAATAAATATATTTCATTTGTTACGTGACGTTCGTAAGTTACTGAAAGACAAAAAGTTTTCACAATATCCACAACTGACGTCCAGTTTTGTGTTTGATCTCAACAAAACCTTTTTCTTCAAACTTTAGATATTCTTGTACATCTTTACTCTGAACGTGTTCGAACTGTTTTCAACATTCACAACGTCGTTGTCATACAACTCGTTGCACCCCCAATCGTTCATACACTCGCGATTGTTCACGATGATGGGTAGTTGTACAATCTCGTTCAAATTGCTTTCAATGTGCTCGGACGTGTAGTAATGCCACTTGTTCTCCCGTCTGTCCAACGGTCTTCCGTACAAGGGTTTGATGGTGTTGGAGGTCTCACACACCAAATGCCCGATACGTTTGAAACGGTCTCTTATATAGGAGTCTCTCAACCGATCCAACGCGCTCAACGGAGGCGCGCAAAGCGTTGGTTGCCGGGAAAGTGTCGGTGTTGTTTTTGCTGGCTGGGAGTGGAACACGGGAGCTCTCGGTGTTTGAATAACAAAGAACAACAATGTGCACAGCAAAGCAATGATAACAATAAACGAAAGGGTTTGATTCAACGGGTAACAAATATATTGTCCACCTGATTTCGAGGCATTTTTCTTTAGTAACATGTTTATTATTTAAAAATATATTTTTTTATTAAAGGAATAATGCGACCGTATAATCCAATATTTGATCACTTTGATTTTGTGTTTGGTAGACCTTGGCTTTTCAAGAAAGTGAAACGTCCTAATAAATTGATTCAAGATTCGGAAGCGAATGAATCTATTCCGCAAAACGTGTGTAAAATATGTTTGACGAACACGAGTTGTATTTTATTCCGAAATTGTAATCATGTGGGAACGTGTAACCGATGTTGTTTCAAGTACCTGAACGAGGGATTTTTTTATGATAAATATAAAAAACGAATCGTCAAACAAAGTGTGTACCCCTTTTACAAAACATATGTACCCAATTGGGAAACGTTCGAGTACCATAAAAAATGTCCGTTTTGTAACATGTTAATACGTTCAATTGAGTATGTGTATTTAATGTGACTTAAAGAAGATAGTCGCGTAAAACATATGAATCAAGAAACGTTAGAAACAATATGCAAAGACGTGTACAGTAGGCTTGGTAATTCACACAGCGAATGTGTGTACCAAAAGGCGTTGTGTATAGAGTTGAATAATCACAATAGTATCGATACCGTCGAAAGCGAAAAGTATGTACCGGTGTTGTACACGTGTTCAAAAGGATACGATCATACCATCGGAATGGAACGAATTGATATTTTAGCCCGATGTAACGATGGCAGCAGCATACTCATGGAATTGAAGGCCCACTCTTCCGGTATCAGAGACAACACGGAAATTCGTCAATTGAAAAAATACATAGAAAGCTTGAAACATATGAACATATTCCCATCTGTGTCGGTCATTGTCAATTTTCCACAAAACTGTAAGTCAACAGAAGTTGATTTTTTCTACTTAAAGTAAATATTACTCTTAATATAAGATAAGAAAATGGATTTCCAATCAGACAGCCAACTCATTATTGACATAATCGCAACTCATCCATGCAAAGATGCAATTATATCAATGTTCAAAAAAGGTCCGCCCAAAGGCGCCGGATTCATGTGGTGTGACGAAAAGGACTCCTATTGGACGGAAAATGAAAGAGAGGGACTCAAGATAGCGACTCATTTAGTTCTGTCGAATGGTTATGAAAGTAG